ATCTCTCTTTAAGTGGCTGTAATTTCAGTCAGGAAGTATGGTCTATTCTAGAAGATATTAAAGAAGATGACGATTATGCAGCTGACTCAAACGACTTTGAGTAGCATAAGTCCCTATAAGGATACTGAAGGAGATTATCTTTATGAAGAAGAAGGTAGAAGACCATGTCAATCCTGCTCACTACAAGGAAATAATTCCTGGTTACGAGTATATGGACATGATGGACTACATGCTTGCAGACTTTAAGGGCGTTGAAGCGCACCTTATTGGTCAAGTCTACAAGTATATGATGCGTCTCGGTAAGAAAGACGCTAAGATACAGGATGCTAAGAAAGCACAATGGTATCTAGACCGCTTAATCACAACCTATAAAACTGATGGAGAATAAATATGAGTGAAAGTAAAGTAATGATTGTACGTGACCTGAAAGCTTACTACCCAAAGCTGATGAAGCCAGTAGCACCGTTTGGTACTGAGCAATTCGAGCTACAAGTACGGGCTGAAGAAGGCTCAGAAGCTTTTAAGACTCTCACTGATTTAGGTGTGAAAGGTAAGCCACAAGAAGATGGTTCTATCGCATTTAATCTTAAGCGCAAAGCAAAGAATCGGAAGGGCGACGAGAACGGCGCACCCGACGTTGTTGATGCTGCGCGGAAGCCGTTTGACGCTTCTATTATTGGTAATGGTTCTGGCGTTAACGTCAAACTGTTTACCTACCCCTACGATGTTCAGGGACGTAAAGGCACTGGCGTAATGCTGTCTGCCGTACAAGTCACTGACTTAATTGAGTACAAACCAACTACTAGCGTTGACTTCGATGCGGTAGAAGATGCTACTGTAGGCTCTGAAGAAGACTTTTAATTCTTAATCGGGGGTGGCTCCTGGGTCACCCCCTACAAAGGACTTTATATGTCAGATGATAATGTAATTGAGTTTCCTAAATCAGAAGAAGTAAAGGACGCTGAAGAGCAATCGGATCTCTTCTTTGTTATGGCAGTTTATTTTGACCAGAACTTTAAGAAGCTATTCGAAGGACACGACAGTAAGCTACCTGAGTATATCGCATTGTTAACCCTCACAGAGGTAGTGATGTATCATATACAAGAAGGTTACGCTTATATTAAAGACGATGATGGGATGCTTCAGCTAGCAATGGCTGAGGGACTTCATGAAGAACTTATTGAAGGAATGAAAGAACTCTCTATACTAGATGAAAGGACAGAGAATGATATACATTGATGGTGATGGACCAATCCAAGACTTTGCTCAATGGATGGTTGATAATCAGATACCTTTAGGGTATGACCGAGAAGATACTGAATCTATCTTCCACGAGAAGATTAAAGAAATCTTTTTAGAATCCCCTTCTGCTAAGTACTATACTTACTTCAAGCAGATGTATGACATCTACCCTAAGGGCTACATTAAAGTTCTTACAGCAGTCGGAGACCATTGGCCTTTCCGCAGTATGAAGCAACACGCTATCCAAAATAAGATAGAGGCTTTAGTTAAGTTAGGTTTCAAGTCAGAAGACATTATCGTAGTTGATAGCGGTAAAGACAAGATTGCTTACGCTACTAATACTGATAACACAATTAACGTTCTATTCGATGATAAGTGGTCTACCATAGTCGAATGGGAGAGAGCGGGAGGACATGGTATGTTCGTACCTGAATGTTACTTACGCTTTGAGGAGGCAGGTCATGCAGACAAAACGTGATTTCTTAAACGAACCATTTATTAAGTTCAAGTGTTCTCGTTGTCGAAAGGAATACATCTCTATGAAGATGGCTCTTGGCACACGCACTTGCCCCCCTTGCAGTAATCCAGAGGACTCTTTACCAGAGCCTGCGGACATCCTCGCTGCACTAGAACATTCTGGAAAGGATAAAGAATGAGGTTATGTTATGATATCGAATGTGATGGGCTGGACCCTTCGGTTGTTTGGTGTTTGGTTGCTATTGATGTTGATTCAGGAGCCGAGTACTGTTTCAGCGACCATGATTCGCAGCTTGATAGCCTTTACGAAGGCATTAAGCTTCTTAATAACGCAGATAGCATCATCGGTCACAACATTATTGGTTTCGATAATGTAGTAATGAAGAAGCTATTTAACTGGGAGCCTGGCCCCACTCAGAAGTGCTATGATACATGGACTATGAGTCAGACTAACAACTACTTCCGAGGCCATAAGCATGGTCTTGCAGGTTGGGGTAAGGCTATGTCAGATAAGAAGATTGACTTCGATGATTGGACACGTTACTCTCGTGATATGCTTGATTACTGTATCCAAGATGTTCGTCTTAACGTTAAAGTCTTTAAGCACCTAATGGGTGAGGTAAAGACGCTTACATCTAAGGCACCGCAATACCCTAAGTATCTTCGCGCTGAACATGACGCAGCAGAATTCGAAGCGGCTACTCGCATAAGCGGTTGGCGATTTGATTATGAAGGAGCAGTGAATGTCGTTGAAGAACTTCAAGCATCTATGGGAGCTATTGAGGGGAAGGTTGAACCTCTCTTGGGCAACCATAAAGAACTCATTGATAAGACACCTAAGACCGCGAAGTATAAGAAGAACGGTGAGTATAACGCTACAACTTGCCGTATCCTCAGTGAGTACTTTGATAAGTCTATCAATCCTTCTGATGCTCTTCTCGATAATCCTCCTATCAAACCTGGTGTGGAGTTTCAACGCGCTCGTGAAGTCAAAACTCGGTTAGGCAATCTTGAACAAGTAAAGGAGTACCTCTATGGATTGGGATGGGAACCCGACGACTGGAACGTTAAACGACTTCCTTCCGGTGATTTTCAACGAACAGGTCCTAAGCTCACTAGTAGTTCACTGGAAAAGCTTGGAGATGTCGGTCGAGGCATCGATGAGTGGACTACTCTTAGATCACGGCTTGGAATTACACAAGGATGGATTAGAGATTCTAAATCTGATAACCAATCTAAGCACCGCTTACACGGACGCGCTTGGAATATTGGAACACCTACATTCCGATGGCGGCATGAGGTTATCGCTAACCTTCCTGGAGCGGGTGAGCAATGGGGAAAACGTATGCGTGCATTGTTTCTTCCAGAGCAAGATCATGTAGTAGTGGGTGCTGACTCTGCTGGTAATCAGTTTAGGGTTCTAGCTCATTTCATTGGGAACGAAGACTTTACTAATGAGGTATTGAATGGTGATGTTCATCAAAAGAATGCAGACATTCTGGGCTGCACTCGTGCGCAAGCTAAGAGGTGGATCTACGCTTACCTATTCGGAGCAGGCGCAGCTAAGCTTGGTCTATACCTTACTGGTAAAATGGACGCCAAGGTCGGACAAAGCAGTAAAGATGCGTACGCAGCTGCTATTCCTGGTCTTGGAGAACTTAAGCGAAGTCTCGAGAACCAATGGCAAAACTCTAAGAACGCTACTGGAAGCGGATTTATCCGAGGACTCGGCGGTCAACGAGTTTATGTCAAAGAGAATTACCAAACATTAAACTACTTACTTCAATCAGCCGAAGCTGCTACGATGAAGATTGCTATTGGGTATATCAAGAAGCGTATTGCAGAAGAAGGTATTGATTGCGAACCACGCTTAATGTATCACGATGAATTCCAATACTCCTGTAAGAAAGAACACGCTGAAAAGCTTGGTGAGGTTCTTGTCGAAGGTTTAACGGAAGCCCCTAAGATTCTAGGGGTAAACATTATGTCTGGTGATTACGAAGTTGGTAATAACCTAGCGGAGACTCACTAATGGGTAAGACACTTCATAGATATATCAATCGTCTTTTCACAACTGAAGAGGCTGGTAAAGAGTGGGCTGAAAGAAAGGCTCGACACTCTGACATGCGCGAGTATGAACTCAATATGGGTTGGCGTAAGATTAAATACGCACCCGAAGAACCTGAACTATTCTCCGTATCATTTACTAAAGAGGAAAATTATAATGCCTAAACGTTTAACATTAGGATTAATCTTGATTACCCTAGCCCTGTCTCAAATGGTTCCGCTGTTTGTAAAGGACATTCTCGCTATGGACTTGACTGGCTTTCATTACTTACTAGTAGGTTCTTACGCCTTAATGGTTCTGCTCTTCTATTACGTAGCTCTAGTTGACCTTAAGGATCGTTGGAAATGACTCATTTAATAATTGACGCTGACAGTATGATTTATAAATCGTGCTTCAACGTAACAACTGTTGATGAGGCTTTCACTAAGTTTAATTCGAAGCTTAACTACCTCAAAGACGACTTGTGGACTGACGATATGGCTATCTACCTTAAAGGTGTAGAGAACTTTCGTGCAGTAGATTTTCCTTTGTACAAAGCTAATCGACCTAAGGCTGACCCTGCTTCTATCGTACCAGAGCTATATGCTTTGTTAGAGGAAGAAGAGATTGGGATTCAATCAGATGGCTGTGAGGCCGACGACTTAGTACGTACTGCTGGTCATGAATGCACTATGAATGAAGACCCGTTTGTAATTGTTGGGATTGATAAGGATTTATTCTGTGACCCCTTCACTTATTACAATCCAGATAAGTCTGAACAGTTTGAGTTGACTCAGAAAGAAGCTGATTTTAATTACTACTCTCAGCTACTTACTGGTGACTCAACTGATAACATTAAAGGGCTTAATCGAGTAGGACCTAAGACAGCTGCAAAGCTTCTTGAGTCAAGCTCGCAATGGAAAGACTTAGTCATCCGCGAATATAAAGAACGATTCGGGGGCGACCACGAAGATGTACTAACATTCGTTGGGCATTTGATTCATATTAAACGTAACGAAAAAGACTGGTTCAACATTGGCTTCGGTGATTTCTACGACCGAAAGATTGATGTGGAGAAGGTCGGAAAGCTATTAGGCTATGACATCTAGGACATTTGAGATGGGTGATTACACATTCATCAGGTATGACCGACTAAAGATTACTGCAGCGCCGCAACCGAAAGGGGGCGATCGTAAGTTGTCTTCTTCTGAAGGTAATATCTGGTGTAAAGAGAGTCTATATAAGTCTCTCAAACTTAAACGCGGATGGGAAGGGCCATTAACCCTTTGCACTCGTGACGGTAAACGCTGGTACGTAGCATTTGAGACGTATCAGAAAGATGACTATGTTGTCGATGAAGTTAATGAAGGTGACTACGGCCACTGGAAACTTCCTAATAAGAAACTAGTAGACCCTCATCATATCGGTTTTGTTTATGAACTGAAAGATAAGGCTACTGGTCGTATCTATGTAGGCTCTAAGAAGTTCTCTCAACCTGACTGGAAACAGTATACAGGCTCTGGAGACTTCTCTGAGCTTACCGTGGATGATGTTGAGGGGCGTATTCTATATAGTCTCCCAACACCAGGCCAACTTAACGCTTATGAGATGCGAGAGATATACCTTCGGGATGCTCTCTTCTCTGATAAGTACGCTAATAAGCAGGCTGAGAAACGTATTCGAAGTTCCCACTTAGGTTTGGGCTTCGATAAAGACCGACATGAAAGTATAGTGAAAGCGAAGAGGTGGAAATGATTAGTATCGATGAAGTTACTGAACACGAAGATGGTTCAGCTACATTAATGATTACAGCAACGGGAGAGGACTTAGAAATTCTCGTTGCAGAAGGTTTCTTATCTGTCCTACGAAAGGCTATGGAAGAAGATGTCTCAGGAACTATATAAGACTGAGTGCAGTAAGTGTGGCTCATCAGATGGCAACGCCGTTTATGATGATGGTCATGCATACTGTTACGTATGTCAACACTATACACATGAAATAGGAAAGGAAAATGAAGTGGTATCATTGGCAGTTAATAATATTGAACGGAATTCTGGCCTTCATAGGGCCACTGGTTTGGCTAGCCGTGGTTGCCGTGACAGGGGAATTACCAAGACCGTGGCAGAGCATTTCGGCGTTCTTTGTGAGTATGATTCCGACGGCAATATTTGCTCTTATCTCTATCCTTATCATCGAGGGTCTGAACTCGTTGCGTACAAGGTACGAGAGCTACCAAAGACTTTCAGCGCAATTGGGGACTTCAAAGGCGTTGGTCTATTTGGTCAAGATGTATTCCCTTCAGGTGGCAAGCGTATTGTCGTTACAGAAGGCGAGTTTGACGCCTTGGCGGTTGCTACTGCGTATGCAGAGAAAGGAACGATCTGGCCAGTTGTCTCAGTCCCTAACGGAGCGACGGCGAAAAAGACCATTCTAGAACAGCGTGAATACCTACGTAGCTTCGATGAAGTTATCTTTATGTATGATAACGATGAGGCAGGTCTTAACGGTCTCGAAGAAGCTGTTAAGATTATCGGTTACGACAAGGCAAAGGTAACTGACTTAGGTAAGTACAAAGACCCTAACGAAGTACTCATGGATGCAGGCGGCGGTGAACTCCTCCGCATGGTCTGGAACGCTCGTACCTACACCCCCGCAGGCATTGTAGCTGGTGAGGAAGTATGGAAACAATTAGAGGCATACAATGAAATTGAATCAGTACCTTATCCTAACTGTCTTGGCGGTCTCAATGATAAGCTTAAAGGGATGCGCCGTGGGGAAATTACCCTCTGGACCTCAGGAACAGGCTCAGGAAAGTCAACCATCCTCAGAGAAATCGTCGCGCACTTGCACTCGGAAACTGAGTCTAAGATTGGTATCGTGGCTCTTGAGGAATCCCCAGCCGAAACCGCTAGAAAGCTGTCGGGAATGATGCTTAATCGTAACCCCGCTAAAGAAGAGATTCCCCTCGATGAACTTCGGGTAGGCTTCGATTCTATCCTAGCTGATGGGCGTATCCAGATACTAGACCATAACGGTTCTGTGAGTCATGATGTGATTAGCCTCATCGAATTCCTTTGTGCTTCTGGTTGTGAGTATATCTTCCTTGACCACATTACTATCTTAGTCTCTGAAGGGGCTGATAGCCTTACAGGTAACGAAGCGATCGATAAGATTATGAATGATCTTAGGGGTATCTGTAAGAAGTGGAACGTCTGGATTGGTCTTGTATCTCATCTGCGTAAGATGGGTAATGCAGGTCAGTCATTTGAAGATGGTAAGATTGCTTCTCTCGACGACATTAAAGGCTCAGGCTCTATTAAGCAAGTGTCTTACGATATCATCGCGTTCGCTCGTGATGTCGGTAATGAAGATGAAGAGACACGTAACACTATCCAAATGAAAGTGCTTAAGAGTCGTTACACAGGCTTGACTGGTCCTTCAGGGTCTGTTAAGTATGACTACGATACTGGCCGTTTAAATAGAGTTGAAGGAGACTTTGATGATTTTATTTAAGAATTACCTTGACAAAGAATTTTGTAAGGGACTTATTGACTACTCCCTAGCTCAAGGGCTTGAGGAGTCAGCGGTAGGTATGACAGACGACCAAGAACCTAACCCAGAAATTCGAAGGTCTATGGTTCATTTTATTAAATGGCCTATATACAACTCTCAGTTTATTCATGATCTTTATTTTAATCTTGAGTATCAAGTGAGAGAGGCTAATAATATGATGTATGGTTTTGACGTTACGTCCTTTGAACCCTTCCAATTTACTCAGTACGAAAGTAGTGACGAAGGATTTTATGATTGGCATGTAGACGCTATGAATGATAATCGACCTACTGACCGCAAGCTTTCTTTCTCTGTCTTATTAAATGATAGTGATGAGTTTAAAGGTGGGGAGTTTAAGTTTAAAAGACCCTTCGAAGATAAGCTGACGCAAGCGGGAGACCTCTTAATCTTCCCGTCCTTCGAAGAACACTGTGTAGAACCCGTAACAGAAGGTACTCGTTACAGCCTAGTCGGTTGGATGCGCGGACCTTTAATGCGTTAGCCTTAAAAAGGCCTTAATTGAAAGGTATTATTATGAATGAATTAGTTGATAACATGAGTGCAGTAGGTCAGGCTATTAGGAAGAAATATAAATACGATACGTTGTATATGAATATTGCTGAGTCAGTAGCTGATATGTCTATCGATCATAAGTATAAGGTCGGTGCTATTATCGTTAAAGAAGGTATCCTAGCGGAGGGCTGGAATGGCGCCCCTACGGGATTCCCTAACGCTACTCGTAATGACGATGAGAAGACACACCCTTGGGTTATCCATGCAGAGCAGAATGCTATTGCTAAGTGCGCTCGGAAGGGTATTGCCTGTGAAGGCGCTACTATCTACGTTACGCTAGCCCCTTGTAGGGACTGCGCTCGAATGATTATTCAATCGGGTATTAAAGAAGTGGTCTACCGAGATCGCTTCTATAAAGATGAAGAAGGACTTAATATGCTTACTAAGTCTGGTGTTACTGTTGAACACTACGCTCGTAAGCCTTACGCAGGATAGGACATTGCATGAAGGACATTGTAGACCACCTAAAAGATAAGGTTGAATCTGTCAATATTAATAACCCTAAAGCTAACCCAGGCTCTAAGATTCTGGTTGACCATGTTACTCGTCTCTCAGAGTTCGTTATGACTGGTCTAGATACTTTAGGTACACACTACAATAAGTATGATGAGGAGTTCCCTTATGGGTACGCTCGTCTCACTACCGTCTCTACTGCTATCGGCAGAGAGGTTTGTCGTCGGATAGGATTAGAGCATGGCTCTGCTAAACCTAAAGAGGACTTCCGTAATCACCTTCGTATTGGTGATTGTATTTTAGATTCAGTTATCGCTTGTGAATACTCTGACCTCATCAGGGGTTCTGAGGAGACTGAAGCTCGTATAGCTTATATGGGTGAGCTCAAGAAGATTTACCCTGATACCTATAAGAAGCACCCTGAATATAACGTTAAGCTGCTTAATGTACCTTACGCTCTTCGGGCTACTGAACGCTGGACGTCACTTAAAGACGAAGAGACTATCGATCGTAAAGCCCTGGCTGGCACAACCTTCATGCGCCCAAAGCCTGTAGCTGCTCTCTT